CATCGAGTTCGAGCCGCTGTATTGCCCGGTCGAGGTACCAGCGCGCCTTCTTTAGGTCCTCGAGCTCGCGTCCCTTGTGCTTCGCGCGCGCCACGTACTTCACGACATTGCCTTCGTGAAAACCAAGCTGCTGGTCCTCGATGAAATCGATGACCTCGATCTTGCCGAAGTTATAGTGCGGCGGATGATCAACTGCGTCGGCCATTGCTCTTCCCATTCAGCTTCGAGTGACCATTCGACTTGCGCGGCGCGCAGAGCCTCTGCAGCGCGTCGACGAGCGCGTCGACCCATTTTTTTCGCGTCGAGTGCTCCGAATAGAAAACGTGGCACTCCCCGTACGACAGGCGCTGCCCGTCACGCGCGATGCCCGAGAGCTCGAACGCCCGGTAGGCCGTCTGCGCGAACGCCTCGCGGCGGTTTTCCGTGTTCTGCCGGTCGAGCACGACCCACACCACGGCCTCGGGCGGGGGCGGCGCGAAGTCCCTCTCGGGCTGTTTGGGTTTGGCGGCGCGGCGCGGGCTCGGCTTCATTCCGTGCCTTTCTCAGTCGTAACGACGCTCATAAGGGCCCAGCCCTCCCGCAGGCCGAGGATTGGACCGATGAGCATGTGCGTGACGGTCACGCGGGCGTAGCGGCCGGTGTAAGCATTCTTGTCGGGGTCCCACTCGCGCAGGTGGAGTTCGTCGCGCGCTCGGAACGGCCGGTCGTAGCGGCGGAGCTCGTAGCTCTTCGTTCCCTTGACGATCAGCTCGAAGAACGCGGGCCAGGTACGAAGTTCATGGATCATTCCGACCTCTGAAGGGCGTGACTGCTCACGTCCACGGCCTGGTGCACCTCGGGCAGATCGAGACCGATGTCAAAGAGCCCCTTGGCGGCGTACGCCAGTAGGTACACCCACACCGTCGTGACGTCCTTCTCTTCGGGCACGCCGTACGTCGAAGTCAGCTCCACGATGTCGTGGACGTCGCCGACGGGCATGCCGTGCTGCAGGAGCTCGACGACGGCGAGCGTAAGCACGCAGCCGAGCGTCAACCTGGCCGAGCGCTGAGGGTCCTGCCTCAGTCCGTCGAGAAACTCTCGTGCCCTCTCCTCGTTCTTGTTCTCGTCCATGTTCGTCTCCCTTCTACGATCCGTTAGGCCTGCGCCGGAGCTCCTTGGCCGCCTCGGCCCGGGCGCGCGTGCGCCTCTTGGCAGCGGGGCGCGGCACGAGCTTCACCTGCACGTCTAGGTCGAGCGCGCGAGCGCACCGCTTGAACACGCGCTCGGTGATGCTCGAGCGACTGAGCACCTGGTAGGCCCAGCTCGGCGACTGACCGACCGCGCGCGCGAGCTCGGCGGGCGAGACGCCCTGCTTCTCGCAGGCGTCGCTGATGATCTTGGAAAATGACTTCATATTCTCCTCGATGCGAGAATCGTCTCCCTGCGGACGACGACGCCTGGGATCTCGGCCTTGCCGTCGGAGTCGCGCACGGCGACGCCAATCTTGACCATGTCTGGCGTCAGGTACTCGCGCGGCACCATGGCAGCGTCGGCTATTTCGAACACCCACACGAAGCGCTGCGAGATGCCGCGTGGCAGCTCCGCCCGCGCGACGGTGGCGAGCGCCAGCTCGGCCTGCACCGACGTCTCCGCCGCTGCGGCGGCCTGGATGGCCCGTAGGTTTTGCGCCTCGCGCTCGGCGAGGTAGCCGGCGATGCGCTTCTTCAGCACGCGCTCGGCGTCCTCGAGCGCCGTCTTCATCGGCCGGAAGAGATTGTTGATCTCCCGGAGCGCTGCGTTGAGCGGCTTCGTGATCGCGGTGCGCCTCTCCTCGAGCGAGGCGTGCTGCTCCTTGACCCAGCGAAGGCCCTCGGCCGCAAACTCCTTCTCTTCGTCACACGTGACGGGCAGGTCGCGAGTGAGATCGAGCGCGTCGCGGTTTGCGTCGAACTCGGTCGACGCGGTTTGGGCTTGGACTATTGCATCCATGTTCCTACTCCCATAAACCACGCGCGAATTTCGCCAGATTCTTCTCGAAGGGCTTCTTCTAGCAACTTCGTCTGTTTTGACGTCAGCTCTTTATGCAGATCTTTTGCGATGAGTTGCGGCGGATTATCCAAAAGCCTTTGCTCGAAAACTGCAACGTCTTCGTGCGTGATCAATCCAACAGTGTACGCGGCATGAGACAAAGCTTGATACAACTTCACTTGATCCTCCCTAGCTTCCACAACCCAATGCCGACGGCATCGAGCAAATTATGGTCAAAATCTTTCGCGCGCGGCCTCTTGGGCAGCAACGCGAGCTCTTCCTTGCTCAGGGCCGCGAGCACGCGCTTGTTGTGGATGTCTTTGGGCACCGTGCCCTTCCAGGTGCGCGGGTAGACGAGCTCAACGTCCACGCCCTTCTCCTCCAATCGCCCCTGTAGCCTCCCGACCAAGCACGCGAGGTCAAGCAGATCATTCACGTCTATCTCGTGCTCGCGCGGGTACCAGCGAGGCATCTCGATGACCGCTCGTGATCGAGATCGTAGGTGCTGAGGTGCGTATCCTATCCATGGAACGTGGTGAATCTCACCTACTACATCCGCGAACGAGAGCTCCTCTGCCTCGAACAGAGCGCAGCCGAGGTTCCGCTGTTTTTTACGGAAGCCTGGGTCGAGGGCGAGCAGTGCCTCGTCCTTCTTCACGCCGGCCTCCGGATCGGCACCACGTTCTCGCCCAGCAGGTGCTGCGTGCGCTGCTCCTCGACGCAGGCGAAGTCGTACACGCGCGAGAGCTGCCGACTGAAACTGCAGCCGGGGTTCTCGCCGTCAAATCCGAACCACCAGAAGTGGGACATCCCGCACGTGTGTCTGTTCGTTTCTACTGCCGTGATTTCGCGTTCAGATCGCAAATAAGTCTTCGTCTTCCAGAAGAGCCACCAGCACCTAATCTGCACCGTCACCAGCGCTCGGTCGCCCACGCGCTCGTGCGACACGTAACAGACTTTCACGCTGCCTCCTTGACTGAAAAGTCCCACGGCACGAGCCGACCATCGACCCACACCGGCTTCGCCGCCTTGCTCCACTTCCTGCAGAGCAAAGGCTCGGCGACCGGCGGCACGTCGGGTAGGAACGGCGCGGCGCCGACGCACATCAGCCGCGCCAGTTCGACGGCCGCGTCATGCGCGCGCTCGTCGTCCTTCACTTCGACCACAAACTCGTCGTGCACGAAGTTCACCGGCCGGCAACCGAAGAGTGGCGAGCGCGCGTCGACGTAGCAGGCCTTCGCTACCAAGAAGCCAGCGGCCTTCGCGGCATCCGCCGCCAATGATTGAAACATCCCGTTCGCTCCTTCGGTAAACGTCACGTCGCCGCGGTAGCGGTTCGAGAAGAGCTGCTTGATGGCGGGCATGGGAGCGTTGACCTGCGACTTCACCCAGTCGAAGTACGACTGACTCTCGGGCCACGCCTCGTCCCAGAAGCTCTTGATCTCGAACGCCTTGTCCTCGGTAACGTCGACGCCATAGTTCTTGCGCGCGTAGTGCCGCCAGCTCCTCGGGCCTAGGCCGCCTGGGAAGCCAAAATTCCCGGCCTTGCCTGCCTGGCGAGGCTTGTAGACGCGACCGTGCGGGTCTCTCCGGTAGTCTTCAAGCGCCTCTTCGTAGGAGATACCGAGGATCCTCCGGGCGATCTCGATGTGGCAATCGACGTTGCCGTTGATAGCCTCCGCCATCTTGGATTGCCCAAGCACCCGCAAGCAGACCTGCGACCAGGTGCGGAGCTCAAACTGCGAATAGTCCGACACGGCGTAGATGCAGCCCGGTCGCGGGCGAAAGCACTCGCGCACGCCGACATCTGTGCTCAAATTTTGGACGTTCGGGGTCGACGACGTTCGACCCGTCGAGAGCAGAGACTCGTAGCGGACCTTGAGCGGCGTGGCGACCGCCTCGTTCAAGAGCGGCACGTCGGTTGACAGCGTCTTCTTCAACGACGAGAGCTCCGCGTACTTCTCGAGCACCTCGTCACCCGAGCGCTTGCAGACGTCCTCGTCGGTCTTGGGCTGGGGGTTTCCCTTCTTCCCACCCGGCGTCATCTCGACGAACGCCTTGGCCTGCACGCCGTTCACGACGATGTTTTTGCGAACACTGCGAACACGGCCGAAGGCGTCGCGCTGCACGTCGAGCACGAGATCGACCTCGCCCTCAACTACGTCGAGCTCCTCCATTGCCTTCTTGACGTAGGCGGCGACGACGCGCCGCTGCGTCGCCTTCGTGTCGCGCGTACCGTCGGTGCGCATGAGCCCGGCCGCAACCAACTCCTCGGCGATGGCGTCGTACTTCTGCTGCGTCTTGCGCGCGAACTCCTTGACCCCCTCAGGGTCGGCGATCATCCCCCAGCAGCTCATGAGCTGCAGCCAGAACGCCGCACGCGTCTGCCGGAACTCGTCCTCGAGAAAGCGCGGGTCCTCCTCCTGGCGACGCCAAACGGCGAACGTCGCGACGGCGTCGCCGATGGCATACTCGACCGCCTCCTCGGGCCACCAGTCGATGGGCACGTCGCGGAGCTCGCCGAAGCGGAGCTGCCAGGAGTCGTCGTCCGTCTTGGCCTTCTCGAGCTCGATGCCGCAGTTGCGCCGGGCGAGGTCGGCGAGACTGTAGTTCAACTTCTCAGTCTTGCCGTCGACGCGCATGAAGCCGCGGTAGATGCCCATCGCGATGTGGGTGAGCTTCTCCCTAACCTCCGTGTCGCTCACCCGGTCGGCCTCGTAGACCTCGAAGATGAGCGGCAGGAGCTCGGGCCACTCGGCCGCGAACACAGAGAAGTCAAAGGCGACGTTGTCGCCGATGAGCAGCTCGCCGCTCTCGAGCAGCGCCTCGATGACCGGCTTCACTTCCGTGTGGTGGAAGAGCCTGCACTCCTCGGCGTCGGCGACACTCACGCAGACCAAGGGCGGAGCGAGCCTGCCCGGAACGATGAGCTCGGTCTCGCAATCGAGGGCGGTGCCGGTTCTCATTTCCGCCTCCGTGTGTCCCAGTACGCTTGAATCTCCGCGCGCCGTTGAGCCTTCTGTGGCGTGTCAGTCTTGACGCTGTATACGCGCGGCCCCTCGGAGCGTAGTTCTTCGGATGGCAAGACACCCTCGCGCATCATTTGATAAAAGGCGCGCACGTTGTTGAAAGCCCAACTTGGTGTCGAAGTGCGTGTGTGATCGAGCGGCAGACCTGGGTCGCGATACGGTCTCACTTCCGCCTCCTGAGCCACCAGCACACGAGCTCAATGACCAACACGGCAATGGCCATGGACGCGGCGCCGTAGATGAAGCTCTGCCAATGCATCACGTCGCCACGCTTCCTATCTCGCGGAACACGGCCTGAAACCTCTCGACGTCGCCCGGGCCGTGAGGCAGGTAGGCGATCACGTTGCCGTGCGTCGGCGCCTTGCCCGGCTTGCCGTTGCTCACGAACCGGATTCGCTTCTCCGGAACGCACACGGGAAACTCGAGCATGCCGGGCCACGTCTTCTCTCCCTGGCTCGCCTGCAGGACGTCGATGCTGAAGCCGACGAAGACGGCCTCGTGCGCGCGATCCCCGAGCCACTCCTCGCAGAGCTTGCGCCACCAAGCGACGGCGCGGCTCTTGGTCTTCCACCTCTCCGACTCGGCGCCCCACTGCTCGGCGAGCTCCATAGCTTCAACGTCAGTGAGCTTCATCTTCTCGCGCTTCTTTTTCGTCAGGATGAGGCTGCCCCCCGGCGGATTCAGGAAAACTCGGCCGTCCCAGTCCTTCAGAAGGCCGTCATGCGGCGGCGCGAAGTACGACGTCGCGCGCACGACCTTGTTCGCCTCCCTGCAGGAAGCTGGGTCGAGGTCGATCTGGCCGAGCACCTGGCGCGCGGGTTCCACGATGTAGTCCGGCGTCTGGTGGTCGGCCGACTCGGAGAGGTGCTGGGGGATCAAGGGTGCCTCGTAAACCTATGCAGGCTGTGGCGCTCGCCGCGCCTCTTCCCAGCGTCCCTCGCAACTTTCTCAAAGAGCTCTCGCCACTCCTCCGCCACGAAGAGAATGAGGTACAGGCTCGTGCGTGGATTCTTCATTTCGGAGACCAAAAGCCTGCGGGTTCCTCGGTCCCGGGCTGCGCGCCACTGACCTTCACATTCCTTGGCCAGTAAAATATGCGCTCGATTGATGGAAACTCGCAGAGATCGACTGAGCCGTCGGCG